CTGTTCATCAAGGGTAAGCTTACTCATTCGTCATCACCCTTGTCATCAGGGTCATCCTTTTTGAAGGGGTTATCAGCCATCATTGCTTCCTGTTCCGCTTGCTTCTGTTTGGCAATCCGTTTCAGTTCCAGTTCCACATCATCCACCCAAGGATGTTGGGCAACCAGTGTTTCATCAGACAGGATACCAACACTGTTGCGGATGTTATTGATGACTTCACTTTCCACCATCGGAAGGTCACGGTTGAAGATGACTTCAAGGTTGTCCAGATCATAATCACCAATACCAGTGTTGGCAAAGTGACACCGGACAAACCACAGCAGTTCTTCAAAGGAAGCCTGAAATTCAGTTTCCATGTCATTAGCGTCAAGGTCAATGTCACTGTACATGGACTGAATGTTCATCTGGTTAGGCTGTCCACCCAAGCGGTCATCTTTGGCATCAAAGCCCATGCAGTTTTCAATGATAGCCTTTTTGAAGATTTCCAGAATAGCTTTGTAGTTGTCAGCGTTGACTTCAACCTGAAGGGTCTTCAGATCACCCGCTGCACCATCCACAGTCTTGACTTTGACAGCGCCGTAGTTGGCAAGATTCCGTCTGAAGGAACCAAGGTTTTCACCGTCATAGTTCACCAAGATCAGAATAGTGTTCCGGGCATCTTCTTCCATGTTGTTTTCAAAGTTGGACAGGATATCATTCAATCCGTCCTGAAGGGACTTGCAGCACCGAATCAGGGGGATTTCATCAGCGTCCCGCTTGAAGGGAATCAGCGGAATCTTTGTCCAGTTGAACGGGTGTTCCCCTTCCACCGTGAAATAAGCTTGGTGGAAAGGTTCTTCCGGGGTCAGGTGTCCACCGTCAAGCTGGAAATAGCTGATTCCGGTTTCATCGTACACTTCAACCTTTTCAACAATCTGTTCATCACTTGTCCCGGAATAGTCAATCATAGAGTAAATCCTGATAGCATAATCAAGGATAGTGTGGTCAGCGTCCCGCCAGCCGGGAATGATTTCATGCCCCTTGAACTTTTTGAAGATCAGACACCCGTCATCATCGTAGGTGGGATAGACCCAAACGATACCTTCATTTTCAGCGTCCGTCCCTATCTTCTTCAGAAGCTTCATGAACTTCCGACCAAACAGGGCTTTCAGGGCATCCATGAACTGTTTGTTATCGGACTGGAAGGTGATAGGCTGACCCACAAGGTAATTCACCTTCTGGATGACCATTTTCTTATACTGGTTGTCAATTATCCGGTTATTGGGCAGGTTGTTCACATCAACCAATTTACCGTCTTCACCGATAGCCTGTCTTTTCTTGGACAGCACATCATGAAAGCCCTGATAATACCTTTCCCCGGTCATCATTTCCCTTCTTTTCTTGGAAGTCTTGAACCGGGATATTTCCATTTCAATGAATTCCTTGTCAGTCATGACTTGGTTTTTCTGACGGGCAATAGGTGGAAGGTCAGTAAAATTGAACAACGTGAACACCCCCTTTCTTTTTACATGTTATCCAGAATCAGAATGAAGCAGTTTACAGACACACAAAACGGGATCAGTACATCAGCGGATATTTCAATCAGACCATGAATAACCTTACTGTCAGCCTTTTCCCGTTCCCGCTGGATCATCCAGAATCCAGCAGCAGCCTTGGAAGCGCCCCTTGCCATCTGCAAACACCTTCTTTCATGACACAATAAAAAGGGGTTGCTGTGTCGCAACACCCTTCAGCTTTCCTGTTACTAACCAGTTACTAATCAAAGCTGAACACATCACCCTTGATGTAGTCTTCAGCCCCGTAGCGCATAGCGTCCATCAGGTGGTTGAAATCATCAATGGGTTTGTTCAGTATCTTCCCGGTCTTGGTGTCCTTGTCCCAACTGTAATTCCCAATTTCAGTGATGAAGTTCACACAGCGGGGATGGATGATGAACCGGAAGTCCTGAAGGTAGTCAATCCCGTTATTGACGGAATCCTTACCCTTCCGGGCAGCTTTGATATTGACCAATCCAAGTTCCCTTAGACGGTCAATGGACTTTGGTTCAGCGGAATCAGCCCGGATTTTCTCTTTGGCATAGCCCATGTTGGTTATCTTCTGATAAATCCGTTCATTGGACATGCCCTTTTCATACATTTCATCAAAGACCCAAATGGTTTTTGCTTTAGCGTCAATCAGACCGCAGAACAAAGCGGATGGGTCATTGGTATAGCCAAAGTCAAGACCAAAGATAGCCTTGACGGAATCCAACTGCCTGATAGCGTCAATGTCAAAGGCTTCTTCTTTCCAGTTCTCATAGACCAACCCTTCAGCTATACCCCAATTTCCTAACCCGGCAACCTGATAGCGCCGGGGGTTGTTCTTCTTCATCTGTTCAAACAACTTCCGGTCAGCGTCATCCAGCCATTCATTACACAGGTAATTGGTGGTCATTGCAAGGGTGTCAGGATCAGGGGTATCAAAGAAGCGCTTCTTTATCCAGTGTTTCTGGTTCCAAGGGTTGAAGGTCATGCTGATTTGCTTGAACAACCCTTCAGGGACTTCACCACGGATTGATTCATCAATCATGTCAAAGTCATCCTGATTCATGATTTCATACGCTTCTTCAATCCATATCCAGCAAAGATAGCCTTTTTCAACCGCTATTGAAGTGACTTTCAACGGATCATCCAAGCCCCGGAAGAAGATTTTCTGTCCGGTTGGCTTGTAGGTGATTTCCAGCGGGGTTTCTTTGTATGTCCAGAAAGCGTCCACTCCTAACCGATGAATAGCCCAAAGAAGCTGGTTGAAGCAGCTATCATGAATAGTTCTGCCTATCTTGCGGATTACCAACAGGTTTGATTCCGGGTATTCCATCATCCGGGTTATCAGGTTCAGGGCTGTTGTAGTGGATTTCTTTGAAGCACGGGAACCTTTGCAGACCCGGTATCTACCCTTGAAGTTCCAGTATGTTCCATAGCCTTTTCCAACAATGTCAGGTAGCCACACCTTTTTAACAGGCTGGTTAATCTTCAAGGGTTTCACCGCCTGAAATAACAATCGGTTGTGCTATGTTCAGATCAGTCTTATCAGTGAATATCCCGTAGGTCTTTCCAATCAGTTCAGCAGCTTTCAAGCGGTCTTTGGCTGAAACTGAAATATCTGAAATGGTCTGAACACCGTCCCCAACCAATTGAAGGGTTTCTTCTGTGTGTTCACCCCGCATCACGCTTGTCAGGTATTCCAGAACTTCTTTGGCATCAGCGGTCTTTTCACTGTGAATCCGTTCAAGCTGTTCATGTATGTAAGACCACATTTCCCCGTTGTACTTTTCTGTACTTCCGGGGTCAAGCCATCTGGAAGCGTTTTTAGCTGTCACCTGTGAATAACCAGCACGAATAGCAGCCTGAACAGCGTTCTTATCAATCAGGTATTCGTCACAGAAACGCTTCTGTCTTGCATTCAGCGCCATTCAAACCGCCCCTTTCATTCAGTTTTCAATAAAGAATTGCAATAGAAAAACCCCACACCTTTTGGGTGTAGGGCTTATTTACACATTTACCCGCTACCATTATACCTGTCAAGCACTGTCATGTCAACAAATGTAGTGGTTCAGCGCTCTTTTATGCAGAGAATACACAGCATCTTGTGTCTTTTGCATTTCTTCACAGATATCAGACCATTCCTTGAATTCAAGATAACGCAGCTTCAGAACCTTCCGTTCCCCTTCAACCTTCAGCTTATCAATCCTTTGTTCAGCGTCAGCCCGGATCAGCTTGTATTCCTTCCGCAGTTCCTTCAGCCTGTCTTCCTTCTGTTCAATCAGGATGATTTGATTTTCTAACCCGGTATCCGTCAGGCTGGTTTGAACCAGTTCCTTGTCAAAGGACATTCCGGTCAGACCGTCCCTTGTCACATTCAGCATCCTGATTTCAGATTCTATGTCCTGAATTAGATCATAAGTCCGTTTCACCCGTGACAAATGTTCTTTGGGTGTCATATCATCACCGCTTTTCTGTTTTTCTTTAAGAAAAATTAAAAACTACCCTAAAAACTACGGATGAACTACGGATAAACTACGGTAAAACTACGGATAGAATGTAGGAAAATCAAGGCGAACTACGGCAACTACGGTTAATCTCAATTTCTTTATATAATACATTGTTTAAGGATAGGACTATATAATATATAAATAAGCGTTTTCTGTGTCCTATCAAAAAACCTGTTTTTCTAAGAAGTTGAAAATACCCGTAGTTACCGTAGCAAGCCTTGAAAAATAAGGATTTTATCCGTAGTTTATCCGTAGTTTTACCGTAGTTTTATCCGTAGTTTTTTGAAAAACCCCACAGTTTTTACCCATCATCCCCGGTCAGATATTCACCCGTTTCAATCACAAATCCGGTCTTGTGACAACCGGGGCATTCCATGTCTTTCAGCAGCAGTCCTTCCGGTCTTACATCAATGAACCGTTTCAGGCACATCAGGCAGATACATTCCGCAACTGTGTAAGCGTTTGGGGGAGCATGAAAAACCCCACAGCTTTCAACATCTGGTAACACCGGGTCAGCGGGTTCAAACGGACAATCCAGCGGAATCCCTTCAATGATTCCTTCAAAAACCCCGGAATTTTCAGCCACAGCGCAACCAATCCGCTTCCGCACCGGGCAGGACAAGCAATTAGACGGGAAATTCTCATTCATCACAATCATGTGTATTCTTCCCATTCAGCGCCCCTGAACCGGGTTTTCAGTCCCCGTTCAGCGCCCCTTTCATCTTTGTAGTGATAATCAGCGTATGGATGTTTCTTCCCGTCATAGTCAATGTATTCCACATCCAGCGCATAACCGGACAATCCCCGCCGAATCATAGCGGTCAGGTTCATTCCTTCCCAATAGGTTCTGAAGAACCGCACTTTGTCAGCCATAATCAAATCCCCTTTAACTATTTCTGCTGAAACGTTCATCTTCTTCCATGTTCCCATAGAAGACAGAATAATCACGATAAGAATACAATCCACCGTTAGGGATATCGTCACCCATCAGGATAAACAGAACAGTC